GCATTAAAAAAGCACCCACGCTGTGTGAGTGCTATTATTGATTTTCTTCGCTGGACTGTTGCCCATTGATTGCCAATTCTTCCATGTAAGGTGCATCTGCCTCTGGTCTTGGTTGATAAATTGTTACATCAAAGTTAGTAATGTAAATCATATCTGCTTTATTAATAGTTTCTACTATTTCATCAGCAGTAAGGCTATATCCGTCAATTATCTGCAATGGAGTTGCCAATAATTCACGGATGCTTTCTCTAGCTTTCAGCAAGTCTAAATAACCTGTTAGCCGTTTTTCATTGAAATAGTAGATATAGATGTTAAGTGTATCTCCCCTTAACAATTCCCCAATATCTTCATTCTTGAAGTCTACGATTTCAATAAAGAATGATGGCCTTTCAAATCCCTCTGATATATCTCTATCATTTACATCACATCCCAGTAGTTCACGGCATCGCACTGTCAATGTTTTGATAATGTCTACTGCAGTAACCACTAGCCTAACCCCTTTTCATCTAACATTTTGTCTATAAATTCTTCTGCCATGGATTGATACTCTGACGGAAATTCTTTAGTTGTCTTACCCATGATATTTTTACCACGAACAAAAGCCTCTCCAGTGTTAGCAACTATTAATTTAGGCTTGCCTTGGTCTTTATGCCCCAACATAACATGACCATGCTCAACTAACCATGCATGAGGTGCGGTATTTTTAACACGCACTTGCCATTCATCATGGCCGTACTTATACGCTCTATCACGTTTTAAACCTTTAATGAGGTTCTTTGTGCCTTGCGTAGTGCCTTTTTTATAGTTTTCTTTTGCCTTTGATTTGAATTTATTCCCTGCACGTTGAAGGAAATTCTTCGTATCCTTTGGAAATTTCTTATTCGCTAAATCCATGAGTTCTTTTGAAAACTCACTAAGCCCTTCCGTCTTAATATCAACACTCATCATATAACCACCTCTGTGAATATCTCTAACCGCTCTTTGTTAAGATACGGATCCATAACATACAAAATGTCATATCGTTGCCCTTCAATGATTAACCACATATCTGGAGTTATATCATCTCTGTGTCTGCATACGATTTTATGAGTTGTTCTTGCTAGTGTGGTATCGGCTACTCTACCGCTCAATAGTGTGCCTGTCTGTGGTATTACACCACAATATAGATTTCCTATTACAGTATCCACAATAGGAAACTGCCCTAGTTCATTTATCTCTGTGGCTTTTCTATTAGCATGTATTTCTGCCTCATGTTGCAGTAGTGTGCTTAGTCTACCCTTGCGATACATGTTTATACCCCTCCATTAAGTTCATAGAGTACTTATCTAATATGGCTTGTGTTGTAGGGTTCACTATTGCATTCTCTACTGCGGTATATGTGCGGTTATCGTAGAATTCACCGCACAATGCTAATACCGCAATGGCCATATCATCATACTCATCTAAATCTTTAGGTTCTAACCCTGTATAGGTAGCACAATATGTAATTGCTGCAGGTAGTACTAAGTCAAGAATTGGAGTTGTAAGCGTTGTGATTTCAACACGGATATAGTTAGCTACTATTTCTTTTGTTAATTCACTAACTTTCATCCTCTACACCTCTTCTTCTGTCTTTTTACTGTCTTTTACTGTCTTTTTACTGTCTTTTACAACTGTAATATAGCCAGCATTCAATAAGTCATTGGCAATTTCTTCATCATTGATTTCAATAATTTGGTTTAGAGAGGCGGTAACCGCCCCACTAAAACTTACTAATGCCTTATATTTCATAGGATTTTACCCCCTATTAAGCCATTTTCAACACTGCAATGCGTTGTTGATCTACAATCTTGCCGTCCATTTCTACATAACCTGCTACACCAACTGCATATTGTGTGTAGAATCGCTCTTGCAAAACAGAAATCTCTGCACTATCACCACTAATTTTTGTTGCATAGCCTTTAAGGTCTGCGAATACGGCCACTTTATTGCCTGTTGCAATCTTAGGCATATTATCGGATTCGTACACAGGACGGCCTAACAATGTATAGCCATATCCATTAGTCAAATCCTTGTTCAAAATATAATTACCTTCAGTGTCTTTCAATTTTGCACACGCTTTGAAAGTATCTTGATTCATAATGAACACACCAGCACTACGATACACTTGAGGTACTGCAAATTGTAAATCAATCAAATCATCAGCAGTAATTGCAGTTGCTGCAGCCGCTGTTACTGCATTTGTAGCGTTCAAAATACCTTCGATTTTAGAAGTACCATTAAGCATTTCGTTTTCTAAGAATGTAACAATTACTTCTGCTACTTTATTAATAACGTAGTTGACGATATCAAAACCAGTGTTATTGATTAAAGATTTAGACACTTTAGTCAATACACCTACTACATTGCCTTTCAATGTAACGGATTTGAATTTACCGCTTGTGGATTCAAGTTCTTGGAACTCACCAACATATGCACAAGTAGTTTTGGATGTTGATTCATCTTCAACTGCGAATACCAAATCACCTTTTACATCGTAGAAATCAGAGTTTTGAATGATTGGTGCGATACTTTTTACTGTAGCGATGATACGGCTTGCGATAGTGGAAGGAATAACTACGCCATTATCACCTTTGGAAAGGTTTACATCAGAACGAGTTTCTACATCAGAGTAGTTTGTTTCACCTGTACGTAAGAAATTAGCAAATGCACGTTCTTCTGCTTGTGCAACTGTTTTCGCATCTACCGCATCAGTTTGTTCTTCATCAGAACCTACAGACATCAGCTTGCGTTCTTCTTGTGCGAGTTTCAATGTGTTATCAATGTCAGCTACTTCTTTACGTAGACCTTCGAATTTTTTTGTTTCTTCTTCATTAAGGGCACGTGTTTCTTCATCTGCCACTTTTACAAGGTTGTTCATATCTTCAATCAAAGAATTGCGTTTTTCAATAAGTTTTTTTAAGTTCATGCTATCCTCTTTTCATTAAAAAAGCACCCACATATGGTGGATGCTATGCATTAAGTTTAGTTAAAATATCATGATATTTTTGATTGTTAGGCTTTTCTTCTTCATCTGCCGTACGTTCTTCAATATCATACTCCAATGTGCCTGTTGCGGTTTCGTTAGATCTACATTCTAGTAAATCTTCACCCTCATCAGCACGCATGCTAATCGATGTTGCAATATATGCTGGTGTTATGCTAAGAATACTTACTTCACTAACATCAATCGCTTTCAATGTGCGAATTTCAGGCATATTTTCCTGTTTATCCCAGCTATCTTCTAGTTTTCTAAAACCAAAAGACCAACCTTTCAGCTTTCTTTCTTCCGCTAATTTGACTACTTCCGCATCAGATACAGTTGCTTTTGCATACAATCCAATGTTATCTTCACGCAATTCTAGCGAGCCGTCTTGTTGGTCTCCCAATTTACGGCGGTGATTAAACCGCAATTCTACATTATCATTACGTTGAAGTGCCGAATTAAACGCTCCAGTAGCTACTTTTTCAAGAAATTGACCTCTTACATCACGAATTGGCTTACTCAATCGCTCTGTTACGTTCACATATCCCTCAATTGTTGCTGCACCATTACGTACCTCAATCTTCACTATTCTCACCCCCTTTCTCTGCTTTTGCATGTGTTAAATCACCCAATACACCAGTATTTGGTGTGTAAACCTGTTTAGTTTCTGGGTAATAGAATACATTTGCCAAGTTCATGCTTACAAAATCAATGCCCATTGGTGATAAATCTTCACGTTGACGGATTTCGTCAATGTTAATCCAGTTACTATCCAATGCAGTCTTATAAGCATTAAAGCGTGTGAGCATATCAGCTTTAAGCAAATCATTCATATCAAGGCTAAAATACAAGTTGCCTTTCTCTGTTTCTAATAACATTGCCCTATTAATAGCTTGAATAAAGCAATTTACGATTGGCATAATTGTAGTTTTAACAAAAATATTAAATGCTTTCTCATCTGTAAATGTTTTGTCTGTAAAGCCAAATAATTTATAAATTAAGTCTGCATTTGTTTGTTTACTTTCATTTAACTGATTTTCTACGGCTGTACTATCTGCACTTTCAAAGGTAATACCCTTGTTCAGTACGATTACATCACTCTGACCTAGCTTAGATGTCATGTATCGCCATGCTTTTTTGAGTGCCTCTAAGGCTTTTACAGTTAAACGGCCCTCAGATTTTAGGAATCCTTTGCGTACGCCCTTGCTAATTACTCCGTTTTCATATACCAAAGCGTTGTACATACTGGATATATGCATTGCGTTATCATCCAATAAGCCACGGCCACGCACACCATCTTTAGAGTTTCGCACCGCACGCATGATATTGAAGTTATTATAGTAGTATCCATCTACTAAGTAATACACTACTCTGTCAATTAGCTTGCCATTATCTTGTACGCTAACCCTATTTTTAGGTAGATATTGTAATGATATGGAATCATTACCATTCTTGCCTATGTAACAATAGCAAGAACCCTCTAGGATTAGATCATTAATCATGGCTTGTTTTGTTTCAAACGCACCTAGTATTGAATTTGTTTCAATATTCAATAGCTTTGTACGCTCATCGTCCATGATTTCTGTTATCGTGTTTCCATCTCTTTTATATAAGCGAATTGGAATACCAGCAATAATACCAGATATAAGAAACAATGCACTTGCTACGGCTGGCACTGATAATGCCTGTTGCCGTGTAACTGTTGTAGTTGCATCATAGCTAGGAAGTGTTAAATCCACTTCATCTGCAGTATCAATGAATGTATTTTCATCGGCTCGTGTTTCTGTTCCAAACAGATTTTTAACCCAACTCAATAAGTTTCACCCCCTTTCTATATCTGTACTACCCAATCAAGAGCACTATTTAACATGTAATTTTGATGTAATAGGTACATCGCATTGATGCCAGCTACTACCATGTCTACCTTGCCTCGTGATTTTTTCTTATTCACATAGCGGTTCATATTGGTATCGTATACACATCGTGAATTTTCAAAGTTAATTTCTAGTAATTTATTGCTTTTGTCATACAACAAATTGCCTTCTGCTACTAATTCTGCTACCCATTTAGTAGCAGGATGTAACACACTAGAATGTTGTTTGATTTCAACCATGGTATATCCAGCATCTTCTAATTTTTGTGCAGTTGATAGTGCATTATATCTATCGTAGCCAATACCCATGACTGTAACTCCATACGTGCTTTCAATCTCCATTATGTAGCGTTCTATTGCTCCATAATCTACAGTACGATTGCCACATGGTATACAGTTACCTGCATTAATGAAATCACGATACGGAATGCGTTCAAGTTTTGATTTCTCATCTATCCTATCTTCTGGAATAAAGGCAACGGATTGTAATAATACTTGCCCTTCATCCTCGTCATATGCCACCATTGATACAGCACAGTTATCTGTTGTCATAGCCAAGTCAACTCCTAGGAATACTTCACGGCCATTCCAATCGATATGATCTACTGCTCCTTTTTGTAAATCTGCTACATTTACAAAACTCTCACTACCAGCACCGCTATATATGATATTGCAGTGTTTCGTGATAAAGTTTTCACGTTTGCTTTCAATCTCAATAGCCACTTGCCGTTTAGCTTTCAAATCTTCCATGATTTCTGTTACTTCAATTGCTAATGGATTACTTTGTTCTAGTACTTCATCATTAGTTGCCCATCCTTTCGTATCATCTGGCTCATACAATAAGGCAAATACCTTATCATCATCGACTGCACCATTCAATACACGCTTTGCATAGTCCACTTCATCTTCAAATGGATTGTTTAGCGTAGGATATTTAGTTGAAATGATGAACCCTAGCTTATTGAGTATCGTCAATTGCCCTGACCTCATAGCCTCAATAGCGTATGTATTAGGCAATGCACCTGTTTCATCTACTAGGAATACACTAGGTAACTTGCCATCTAACCGCCCTGTTGAGTAGTTAAGAGGTATGTATCTGTTCTCTGTAATGTTGCAATGGATATAATCACGCAACATTTTGAACTTTTCCTTGCCGTTCATCTTGCCAAGCATAGCAGGACTACTACGCAATATTTCTTCAATAGCCGTTTTGATTTCACGTGATAATGAACCATCTGGAGCGACTGAATAGAATTTAGAAAACTTAGGTTCAATAAAGAAAAGCAAAATAAAAAGAACCGCAATCAAAAATGTTTTGCCGTTCTTTCTACAAATTTCCAATATTGCATTTTCATATCGTCTTTTATCTGGATTATCACGCTCAACTGTACACATAATCGCAATAATAAATAGCCACTGAAAGCCAGCCATGGCATCATACACTGTTGCATTTGCCTTTAATCCTTTAGGCATAATCAATAATTTCAGCAATTCGCCAATGGTTCGCACCTTGTTTTCATCTATTTTGTATCTACTATCCTTATTATTTGCGATTGATAGGAACTCTTTCACCTGTAATTTTACAAACTTTGGAGCATTTATCTTACTTTCTGCTACCGCCATTGCGTATTTAAAAGCAGGATGTTTCTTATCCAGTCATCCCACCCCCTTGCAGCACATTTAGTAAAGGATCTGTTTCTTCTTCCTTTTGATTAGCAACTAATACACCTAGTTTCGCACGTGATTGAGGTGATAGGCATAATTCATCGCACAATTTCAAATATGTACGCACCAACTTCTCTTGTGTGCCTACAAATTCTCTATCAATAGCAAGGCTTGGTTTCCTTGCTACTTTTTTATTTGATGTGTTCAGCATATCCACTGCTACACACGCTTGAATAATTGTTTGTGTATCCAAACGACTTAACACTTTGGCTTGCCTTAATGCATCAACAATAAAATTGAAAGCCTCTAACTGTGTCTTAGTTAAATAGCTTGGTGGCTCAATCACCGCATCATCTGTAAATGCATTTTCAACTGCCATACGTTTTTCTTTTTCTGCTTTGGTTAGATGTTTCTTTGTAGTCCTTGCTGATACTGCTTTTCTCATATGTCTACCTCCTTTCCTCTGTGCTATTACTTTATAGAATACTTGCTATATAAATAAATATATATTCACGCACGCATGTCCCATTAGGGAAAATTGTGTAAATTGTGGTGAGCAGTACGGTCTGCCGATTTTTTCCAAAATCACTTCTTGATAGTAGGGGGGGTACTAATTATTTTCTTTAGATACTCCGCCTTATATTCTCCGTGGTCTGCTTTATAATGATGTGCCTTGCATAATGTAATAAGGTTACTATGTGTAGTCCTCTTTCTCCATGCACTATGCAATGGTTCAATGTGATGCACATCCAATCGTTCACCTACACTAATGTAATTATCTTCATGTAAGCACAATCTACATAGATGCTTATCACGATCTAATACTTCTGCTCTACAGTCTTGCCATTCACTACTACTTCTGAACTTACGCTCCTTTATTCTGCTTGCTGATGCATTGCTATGTTCCTGTTTGTAGTTTCGCTTTGGTTTGTTTGGACATTCTCCTTCGTGTATTCGTCCGCAATAACTACATGCTTTTAACATTGCATCACCTCTACTTTAATATAGCGTTACTATTACGCTTTAACTTCCCATGAGTTCTTTTGCATAATCCACAATGTGTTTTTCTTGCGCTACTCTGTGTGATATAGCTTGGACATATTCCCTCATATTCAATTGTATCTGCAGTACAGATTCCATATTTATTATTTAAGCATCTGTTCCTGTTGCAACATATCCTAGTCATACATCATATCCCATTGCTCTACGATTAATTGCATACGCTTCATCATATGTTATTCCCTCACGTTCAGCGACTATCATTAAACAATCTTCCTTTGTCGGATATTGTCCGCTATGAGTATTAATATGGCATTGTGTACATAGTTGTATTAGATTCTCTCTAATATCGCCACCACCACTACCACGTGTATTTATATGGTGTGGTTCAATTGTTGTTCTATTGCCACACACTTCACATATCTGTGAGCGCACTTCTTGTATCGTTTTTCGTGAGGTAATTCTTTTGTGTTTCATTTTTCCTCCTGCAAATAAAAAGGACTACATCCTATCGTGTTATGCATCCGATGTGATGTAGTCCTTTTATGTAATTTTCCGAAGGAGGCAAGTAGTGTTCAACTCGTTTATGCCCACATACAGTATCTCATATATTGAGTGTCAAATAATAGCAACCTTTTTGTAAATTGCATCAAAATTTTTAATCGCTCTCTTATGTAGATTGTGAATGTTCTGTCTTGAACATCCTACCAGCTCCGCTACTCTCTCCCATGTGCATCCGTTTATGTATCTATCAATCAGTACTGTTCTTTGTTTTGTACTATGAATCTGATTAATCATAAACCTTGCACGTTCCCTTTCTTGAAAGTATGTGCTCCACTCTCTCATAATCTCATCTGTAACCGCATC